GATTTCTGTAGGAATCGAGAGCAACCACATTATTCACTTCATGTTCATCCTGCTCAAGCAGTTTCTTTCCAAAGTCATAAACATCTTCTCCACTGTACGAGATGAGATCAGTTAAACCTCGTCCTATAACCTGACAGATGTTTGCTGTACCGTCCTTGTTGTTCGTAGTTGTATCCAGACAGAACATAGAGAACAGATCTTTACCTCTGTCGTCTAATTCGAGTATGAGGTAGACGCGATCCTTCTTTAGAAATGCTTTCTCTTCCTCGATGATGGCGTTTAGTTCTTCACCTGTTATGTCTGTTGATCTTACCATCACTTTTCCCATCTATAAAAGATATGATCTCCAATCTGGGTAACTCTTGTTTTCTGTATGTTCCAATCTGGAGATACACACGTTGCATGGTAATGTGTAGAACCTTTTACAAGATCTCCTGACTCTCCAGAGATAACATGTTCAGCTACAATACGCGCCCATCTGTACGCATCAAGATAAGAAGGTTTGTCTACCTTACCGTCACAGTACCAGCTAAAGTGGCATCTCCAGCGCAGAGGTAATCCTGTTTTCTTTGAATGTACACCTTGTTTAATTACCTTACAGACCTCATCTGGAAAACGCTCGTCCTTTACTCTGTTCATAACGACCTGAGACACTGCTATTTGCCCCTCAATAGGCTGATTCTGGGCTTCAAAGTATATATTTAGAGCAAGGCATACTGTTGCTGCTTCTGTTATTAAGTTCATTTGCTAAACCATGAACGAGGTATCTCTTCTTGAGCGTACTGAAATCCATGTTTATTACACCAATCAGCATACGTTGTCTTTGACCCTTTGTAAAGCTTCTTTTTAGCATTCTGAAAGACGAATCGAATGTCGATATCAGGATGCTGCTCTTGTATCAATAAATGCTTGGTACGGTCTGACGTTACCAAGTGTCCCTTTGTTTCTATAAATATATCGTAATCCAACAGATGAAAGTCTGGAGTGTACGTCCTGATCTTAGGAGTGTAGCGTATCTTCTCAGACTCGTAGGCGTACTTTACATTGTTTAGCTCAAGAAATGTAGAAAAGTTGTTCTCGAAACCTGATCTGTATCGTCTAATCATTATCTTCTTTCTGCAGCTTAAACAGAATGTACTTCTCTCCACAAGGCTCTCCAGTATCATTGTCCATGCACTGCAGCGGTATGGAGAGTGCTGTTGGGTCTAGGCTGGAGGGACCAACGTAGTTCCAGGATAGTCCGTCCTGCATCTGTTTGTTAGCTTTGGTTAGGAACTCTCTGTTATCAGCAATGAAAAGCTGAACTATAAGAGATAACGCTGAAAAAAATATCATGTTGGTATCCTTGGTAATTTAGGGGTGAAAGTTGAGTACAATGAATGTAGGCTTGGTAGCATGTAGTCGTGTATCTTAACAGAGTAATCTCTTATGGTTGAGGCAGAAAAGATATCGTGATCTACAGATTCACGACACAGAATGCCAACAGCGTTACGGCGCATAAGATTACGAATGTTATCAATCGAATGCGTAAACTCGTTTCTAAATACTTCAAAATCATCGTCCTTCCAGTAAGAAGCAGCTTCGCTTCCTCCATAATTTTTTAGTATGATGGGGTAGGCGTTGTGCATGTTTCTGAACTTGTTGTTAACAAAAGGATCACCTGTCTTCTTACGGTTATCTGCGTATATGAAGATGCAGTTTGAATTGTCCAGAATATCATTATCTGAAACAAAGAATATTGAGATCAAAGGCAATCTTCATCGTCCTTCTCTGGTGTTAGATCTAAAACTTTCTCTACAATTCGACCTGTTTTTCTGTCATAAAGAAGGCTAGCACACGAGCCTGTAAGACCTGAGAACCTGTTCTTCATAACACGTACACGAGTTGTGTCACGTTCCACTATGTCGTCTGCCTGACCATTGCGTTCCAATCCAAGTACAATATCAGACAGTTGAGCTATGCTCTGTGATCCTCTGAGGTGTCGTAGAGACGTGTTTAAGCCTTCCTCGTGAGATCCCTTCTGTTCTGAAGGTCTACTAAGGTGAGAAACTAGAAACAGACAGAAGTCAAGCTCCTGCACCAGCATTCTTAGCTTGGTCATACACTCATCCAGTGTCCTACGCTCATCAGTAGCGTGTTGTTGAGAGCTTACAATAATGCTGATATGATCTAATATGATGTACTTACATTTATTAACTTTTACAAAGTACCTTACACGAGAAAGTATTTCCTCTACAGTGTTAGAGCCAAAGTGATTAAAAAAGTGGTAACGACCAGAGCCTACAGTTCTTTTATAAGACTCTTCAAACTCTATGTCACTTTCAGAGTACTTGGCACCAGGAAGATGTAAAGGCGTTGACAGATCAAGGCTCATTATCCCTTTTCCTGTCTTCTTGGGGTTCTCTTCCATGAACAGCAAACCTATGCTATCCTCTGTATTGTCAAAGATATGCTTTGTAATCTCACGCAAGAAACTGGATTTACCCATACCTGTACCACCAGTTACGGTTACTAACTCTCCCATACGAATACCGTAAGTTAGTAGATTAATACCTTTGTAGGGATAGTCCACTGTAGCTTCAGCATCTGGTTCCTTTATAATGTCCCATAGATCTGTTCCTGCTATTATTCCTTCAGGAGCATAGTCCTCTGCGTCCCACCAAGTGCTTTTAAACTTAACCTGTTCATGGTTAATAAGATAATCGTTAGCGTCCTTAAACTTTAGATGCATGATACGAGCTTTGGTAGACAACAATTCTGCAACTTTTCTGGCTGCTTTCTTTCCAGCTTTGTCACTGTCAAAGCATATAACAATCTTATCGTAATTCATAAGAAACTCAAAAGAGTTCTCAATATCGTTTTGAACGCTAGCTGCTCCAGTTGCTATCGAAACAACAGGCCACTTCGAGCCAAGCATCTGATACGCTGCAAGTGCATCAAGTTCACCTTCACATATTGTGATGTACCTGCCCTTACCATTAAAGTTGTTCTCACCAAAGAGAGTTATATCTTTCCATTTGCCTAGCGTTCTAAACTGTTTTTTACCACTACCGTCCTTGGATCTGACCTTATGAGCTACCAATTCACCGTCCTCATTATAGTAAGGATAGTAGTGTGCGCCGTTCTTTACAGTAACACCATAAGCTTCACATGTTTCCTTTGTAATACCCCTTTCCACCAAGGCCATGCTCTGTCCTCCTGACAGCATGGAAGGGTCCATTTCTGCATGTACCATGCGCTTTTCTTCTTCTACAATTTCTTCCACGATATCCTCCAGAAGTTCTCTTATCTCACTTGCTCGCGTGTACTTTCTGCAGGAATGACAGTACGTGCTATCATTATAATTAATGTTTAAGGCATCACTACTGCCACAATCTGGACAAGGCCTGTGTATTTCTTTATAGTTCATTTCATTTCACCATCGTTGAAACAATTCCATTTACAAATATTGACAAAGCTACACTGTTAAGAACAATTAACGCACGATCATTCCACACAATTGAAACGTACAACCATCCAGAAATTCCAATTACATGGAGGTACAGATTGTAAGGAAAGATGTTCTGGCTTGTAAGGATCATACCAAGCATCAGAAGTATTGATGAAATCCACTTGGTGTACCAGGTTGCGTTCCTTTCTCTTCGTCTTACCATTATAACAGTAGTTCGTCAACCAGTGGCTCCCTTTCTATGTGGGTAAAATATTTTGGACTACGAGAATAATCAAACACTCTAAGCCCCTCTCCATCATTAACATCTTCCCAGCATTCGTGTTTATAATCACAGAAAGTACAGTTTTTGTCAAGAATTTTATTACCGCTCTTGCCCTCTGGTACTTCTGCATAGCATCTTTCTGGGGCAGTACTCTGCTTCATAACCTTTTTTAAATCTGCAATCCTCTTCTTGGCATCTATCATTGTTAACTCGTCAACCCCTAACAGGCACAGTTCTGCAGTACTTTTGTTGTAAGCTAGAAAGTAACCAGCGTCACCTCCTTCTGCCTGTACGTAACCACTTAGCTGTCCTACATAACCAAAAGGGTCATCATTAAATATAGTGTGTTCTTTAAACTTTTTAAAGCCAAAGTCAGAAGCAGACTTAACGTCCACTACCAC